CCGCGGGTCCTGGGAGTCGGACCCGTCGCGAGTCCGAGAGGCGCGACTCCGCGACCCGTAGGCCGGGAGTCGCGACTCCCGGCCGCTCCGTCCGAACGTCGCGACGATCCGACCCGGGAGGCCGGGAGGTCGCGCGGTTCGGACGGAGCGGCCGAGGCCCGAGCTACGTAGCTCGGACCCGGACCCGTTCGGACGGAGCGGAGGCGGAGCTACGTAGCTCCGCCTCCGTTCGGTCGAGCGACGGAGAGGCCGAGGCGGAGCGACGTAGCTCGGCCGCGGTCTCGGGTCGGTTCGGCCGTCGCTCGGGTTAGATCCCTCCGCCCTCGGGAGCGTCGAGTTCCTTTTCGAGGGCGACGTAGGCGGCCGAGAGAGCGGCCGAGAACCGGCCGAGCTTCCGGCCGCGGCCGTCGCTCGGGCCCTCCTCGGCCTCGGCGTCGAGGCCGATAGCGGCCGTTTCGAGGATTTCGAGGACCGTCCGAACGTCGGCCGGAGCGAGGACCTCGACCGATACCGCGGCCGCGAGGGCCTTCGCGACGTAGGTAAAGAGGAGCGAGGGCGGGAGATTTAGCGGATCGGAGTTCGTCACGAGGGCCTTATCGGCTCGATCCGCTCGGGACTTTAGCGACCTATCCGATAGGGTCCCGATTAGAGATAGGTCCCCCGGTCTCGATTAGAGATAGAAACGAGAGGCCGAGCTAAAGTCCCGCTCCGGCCGAGCCGATAAGAGCCTCGTGGAATACCCGATCGACCGCTCCGTCCCGTTCGCTCGCCTCTCGCGAGGCCTCTTCTCGGCCGTCGCCCTAGGGGTAGTCTCCCCCTCGGAAGTCCGAGCGGTCCTCTACCTCCTCGAAAAGGCGGCCGCCGGTCTCGCGAAAGAGGGCGAGAGGGAGAGGGCCGAGGAGGAGGCGGAGGAGGGCGAGAACCTACTCCGAGAGGCCTCGGAGCTTCGACTCGCGGCCGGGAGGCTCCGTTTCGACCTAATCCTCTAAAGTCCGCGGCCGGATCGGTCGATATCTCTTTCGGAGGCCCTATCTATTAACGCTCCCGCTCTCGCTCTCGCTCCGCTCTCCTCGTTCCCCTTCGCTCGCGACTACCGCGGAGCGGAGGACTTCTCGGACGGTCCGGCCCTCGCGGCCGAGATTCTCCGGCCGTCGAATTACCCGAGCGTAGTCCTCGGCCTCCGGGTCCTCGTTTCGAAGGACCCGGACCCGAGCCGAGCGGGAGCGGTCCTCTCCGTTTTCGCGACGGTCCGCCTCGGAGCTAATTCGGTCGAGGACTCGGAGACCCTCTCGCTCCTCCTCGCGTTCTCGGCCGCTACCGAAGCCGAGGCTCGGGACCTCGCTCTATCCCTCGCGACCTCGCTCGGGTCGGAGACCTCGCCGGAGGAGCTACGTCGGCTCGGATTCCGTCCCGCGTTCTAAAGTCCGCGGCCGGATCGGTCGATATCTCTTTCGGAGGACCTACCTATTAACGCTCCCGCTCCCGCCTTTCCGCTCCCCGTCCTACGCTCGCTCGCGGCCTCGCTCCCGCGTTCGACGTTCTTTCCGATCCTCGCGGCCGCCTCGGCCTCGTTTACGGTCCGGGTCTACCGAATCCTAGCGGACTCGCTCCTCGCGGAGCTAACTCCCGCGGATCGAATCGAGTTCGAACCGAGCGTAGTTTCGATCTCCGCTACGGACGGTATCCGGAGTCCGGACTCGGAGTTTCTCTCGCTCTCCTCGGCTCGGGGAGAGGCCGCGAGTCGGCTCCTCGACGGGTTCTCGGAGGCCGCTACCTCCGCTCTCGCGACTTACCTCGGCCTCGACCTCGCGGAGGTCCCCCCGGAAGTCCGAGCGAACCTCGAAAACCGAGCCCGAGAGGCCCGAGTCGAGGCCGGGAAAACGGCCGGGAGTCCGCTCCTCGGCGAGATTCGGAAACGCTCGCGAGCCCGATAGGGCGGGACCTATCTCTTTTCGAGACTCGGATATTAGATAGGTCGCTAAAGTCCGCGGCCGATCTATCCGATAGATCCTTCGTCGGAGCTACGCTCCGCCGGAGGATACCGCTACGAACCTTTCCGCTCGCCGTCTAGTCGCCTTCTCGCTCCTCGCTCTCCCGCTCGCCGTCGCGTTCTCGCTCGCGGTAGTTTCGGTCCTCGCGAGCTAATCGGCTCGGCCGGTCCTCGTTCTTTCTCTTCTCTTTCGGAGCTACTCCTATTCTCGCTCTCCTCGACTCGACCGCTCTAACGGTCTCCCGCCTCTCCTACGTCGCCTTCCGGTCCGCTCCGGACTCGACCCGGAGGGACTTCGCTATCGTCGCCCTCGCTCGGGTCCTCCGAGAGGAGGGCCTCCGCGGAACCGAGGCCCTCTCGATCCTCGCGGCCGCGGTCCGGGAGCCCGAGGGTCCCCCGGTCGCTCGGTAGTCCGATCGGGTCGAGGCCCGAGGGAGGTCCTCCTCCCTCGGGCCTCGCTACGTAGTCCGGTCCGAGGGACCGGCCGAGGGATCGACCCTCGGCCGGTCCCTCGTTTCGTTTCGGTCGCTCCCGCTCGCGGCCGCGGTCGAGCGGTCGAGCTACGTAGCTCGCGGCCGAGCGGTCGAGCGGTCGAGCTACGTAGCTCGCGGCCGCGGTCGAGCGGCCGAGCGGTCGAGGCCCGAGGCCCGAGGCCCGAGCGGCCGGACGTAGCTCGGCCGCGGCCGCGGCCGCTACGTCCCTCGCTCCCGGCCGAGCGTAGCTCGACCGGGAGCGAGGACCGACCTAGTAGAGGATCCGCCTCGCGAGGGCCTCTACCGCCTTCCGCGGGGCCCGGAACCTCCGAGCGAATCGAGCCGAGGCCCTCGGTAGCTCGGCCTCTCCCGCTCCTACTAGGTCGGTTCCGGAGGCCTCGGCCTCGCCCGAGGGAACGTATACTAGGACCGCGGTCCCGAAAGTCCCGATCTCGGACCCGAGAACCGTCCCGCCCTCGACCCGGAAACCGAGCTTCGGGTCGAGAGCGACTCCCCCTACCTCCCGGATCCGAGCGAGGAGCCCGAACGAGAGACGGTAGGAGGCGGAGTCGAGCCCGATAGAGTCGAGGAGGCTCCGAACCTCCGAGAACGAGGCCGAGGCCGAGAGGCCCTCGGCGAGGTCGAGGCTCGGGACTTCGAACGTAACGGAGTCTCCGACCTTCGCGAATCTCGAAAAGAGGCTCACGCGGCGATCCTCGCGACGATAGCGAGCGAGAGGGCGAAAGCGAACGGGACGGCGAGGAGAGCGAATCCGACTACGCGACGGGCGACGAGGTTCATATTTACTTTTCGGCTCGATCGGCCGCGGACTTTAGATCGAGGACCCGAAACTCGTCCCGAGGCGGGACGAGTTTCGGGTCTCGGGCTCGGGTCCCGAATAGGGACCCGGCCTCGGATCGTCCCGAGGCGGGACGGTCTCGATTCGGTAGGGTCTCGACTCGGGACCTCGGATCGGGTAGAAGGGGGAGCGGCCGAGGCCGAGCCCCTAGGATGTGCTCCCGCGGCTGATCTTTCCTACTCCTACCGTAGCTCTCCCGTTCGCCCGATCGGGCCTCTCCGAGGCTCCTAGGGCCCTGAAATACGGTCGAGAGGTTCCGCCCTCGGGTCCCCCGGGTTGACGGAAGTGGCTGACAAGCCCACGGTAACGGAAGTTAAGGAAAACCAGGTAACTTACCGTGGGTCCCCCGGGTTCCGTGGTCTCGTTTCGAGTCGCTAGGGGAACCGGCCGGGAGCCTACTAGGGCCCTATTCCCTACTGACTCTCTCTAAAAGAGAGAGAGAAGGGGGACTCACGGTAAACTACCGACGGTATGTGGAGTTACGTGACCGTGGGTTGGGCGGAGGGGGAAAGGAACCCGGGGGACCCAGGGGTTGACAGGCCCTTCCTACGGGAGGTTCCGTAGGCCCACCCACCCCGAGGGCCTCCCTCGCTCGGCCTCGGGAAGGGTCGGAAACGCTCGGCCTCCTCGGCTCGGGCCCTTCGAAGTCCACGAACAACCCATAGGAAGGGGCCTAGAGCAAACCACCTCTCCCTAGGGCTGGATTGTCGAAGTCCACGAACAACCCATAACAACGGAGGTTCCGCAAACTCAGGTTGTAGTCCGAGGCCGATTCGGCCTCCTCCCCCTACCGAGGGTCCCCCTACCTGGGCCAGGGAACCAGCCACGAAAGCCCCATAGGAAGGGGCCTAGGGGAGAGGGGGAGGGCCTCGGGCCAAGGGGGAGGGGGAGCCTAGCCAGGGGAGGTGGCGGAACAACCCATACTATGTGTGGTTGCGTGGAGGTTGGAACAATCTAGCTGAGTTGACGGAAGTCCACATACTATGTGGAGTTCCGAACGTCCCGAATCGGGAAAATCTGCGGAGGGGGGTGGTGTGCGGAGGGCCTTCGCTGGCCCCCACACCCAGCTTCCAACCACAACCAACCACCAACTTCGAACAACAATGTCCAAAATCTTTCCACCAAAACTCAGCAGAACAACAATCTCACAAAAGCCACCCGGGCCCCTCTACCCAGCAAATGCCACCAGTTTGCTCCCGCATAACAATGTCAACAATGTCGCCCCTTTTCATGGATTCCACTAGACTTTCAACAACCTGAGCTATGCTTGTCAGCATCATGCCCAAGACCCCCGAAGGCAGCGGAATCCTCGCCCGGTATCCCGAGTTGCGGAGGACCTTTCTGATGCACCTCGCCCGCTACGGCAACCAAGCCGCGGCGTGCACGCATTGTCGCATCACGAGAGAGCAACTCGACACCTACGTCAAGCACAACCCAACGTTCCTCCAGCAAATGGAGGCAGCAAACAGCGAGCATCACGCAGCAATCGAGGAGGAGATTCGGAGGCGGGCGATTGACGGTGTGAAGGAGAAGCGGTATGCGCCCAACGGCGAGTTCCTCGGGGTCAAGAGGACCTTCTCCGATACGTTGCTGCTGGCCTACGCCAAGCGCCACATCAAGGAGTATCGAACGGAGGGGAGCCAAACGGTGAAGGTGGACGCGACGGTTCAGCACAACCACGCGTTGAACATCTCGGAGCTGACGGCCGAACAACGCCAAGCCCTCCGCACGCTGCTCGCCCCACAGCCCCAACAACCGGCCGCGATCACGACCACCCGCCCAACCACGCCAGCAATCCCCATCCAAGACGCAGAAGCGGTCATCACACCCGACATTACCCATCCGGTAAACACCGATGGATGAACAATCCGTCCAATGGGCTCTCACGAACCGTGAGAAGGTCCTGATTGACCTCGATCGAGAGGACGCCAAGACGAGCCTCCTGGGGTTCATCAAGATGGCGTGGGAGCACCTGGAGCCAGGCACCAAGTTCGTGTATGGCTGGCCGGTCCAGGCTATCTGCGAGCACCTTGAGGCGGTGAGTAGAGGCGACATCAAGCGGCTCCTGATCAACGTGCCCCCAGGCTGTATGAAGTCCATGACCACGAACGTGTTCTGGCCGGCATGGGAGTGGGGGCCGCTGAATAGGCAAGAGCTGAGATACATCAGCGCGAGCTATGAGAAGGGCCTCGCGACCCGCGACATGGTGAAGTGCCGCGACCTCATCATGTCTGACTGGTATCGGGCGAGGTGGCCAGTGGTCTTCAAGGATGACCAGAACCTCAAGACCTACTACCAGAACGATCGCCAGGGGTGGAGGCTTGCTGCCTCGGTTGGCGGAGCGCTGACGGGGTATCGTGGTGACCGTGTCAACATCGACGATCCCCATGACGTGAAGGCTGCTGAGTCGGAGAAGAAGAGGGAGGAGTCCCTGAGGTGGTTCACGGAGACGCTGCCCACCCGTCTGAACAACGCGCAGGAATCGACCATCGTGGTGGTGATGCAGCGACTCCACCAGAGGGACATCTCGGGGCTGATCCTCAAGGACCTGTCGGACAGCTGGGAGAAGCTGATTCTGCCGATGGAGTATGAAGTCTCCAGGAAATGCGTTGTCCACGTGACCGGCTTTGCTGACCCGAGGTCCGAGGAGGGGGAACTGCTGTGGCCAGAGCGGTTCACGAGGGCCTCGGTGGAGCAGCTCAAGGAGACGTTCCGGTCGCAGGGCGGGTCCTACGCCGAGGCCGCCCAGCTCCAGCAGCGCCCCGCGCCCCGCGGGGGTGGGCTGTTCAAGCGGGCGGACTTTGAGGTGGTGGACATGGCTCCGGCTGGAGGGCGGACGGTGCGAGGGTGGGACTTGGCGGGTTCCACGAAGCGGCACGCGGCCTGGACGGTGGGGGCGAAGGTTCGGCAGGTTGGTGGGAAGCTCTACATCATGGACATCGTTCGGAAGCGGTCGAGCCCGAATGAGGTGGAGGAGCTGATCAAGGGTTGTGCTCAGGTAGATGGGAAGGTGACGGGCATCAGCATCCCCCAAGACCCGGGGCAGGCGGGCCTCAGCCAGAAAGCGACGTTGGCCGCGCTCCTGAATGGGTATCGCTGTCACTTCTCAACGGAGTCGGGGGAGAAGGATGACAGAGCAATCCCCTTTGCGGCGCAGGTTGAGGCGGGTAACGTTCGCATTGTTCGCGGACCTTGGAACGATGCCTTCCTGGCGGAGGCGGAGTTGTTCCCAGGGTCCGAGTTCAAAGATCAGATTGACGCGCTCAGCAGGGCCTACTCCAGATTGCTGACGGAGCCTGAACTGATGATCGCCACAGAACCAGCCAAGGTGATCGGATGACCTCACTGGACCCAACAATCGCTCAAGATGAACCGAGGAACCCCCCGCCCGATCGGACGGTGGGAGCCCCCGGCACCGCAATCTTTGGCGGCTACATCGTCTCGGTCGAGAAGGACCGGCGGCTGAATGGGCTGGAGAAGTTCCGCACCTACGGCAACATCCTCGCCAACACGGCGATTGTTGCGGCGGGCGTTCGGTTCTTCCTGAACCTCGTCTCCCGAGCCGGGTGGAAGACACTGCCGGCGGATGACTCCGAGGAGGCCCACGAGATTGCGGAGCTGGTCGATAAGGTCCGGAAGGACATGGAGACTCCGTGGCACCGGATTGTCCGCCGAGCCGCAATGTATCGCTTCTATGGGTTCAGCATCCAGGAGTGGACGGCGAAGCGACGGGATGATGGCTCGGTCGGGTTCCTTGACGTCGAGTCTCGCCCGCAGAAGACAATCGAGCGGTGGGATACGGATAAGCACGGCCGTGTGTTGGGGGTAGTCCAGACGGACCCCCAGACACAGGAGTCGCTCTACATCCCCCGCAGCAAGGTGGTCTACCTTGTCGATGACTCGATTGACGACTCGCCAGAAGGTGTTGGCCTGTTCCGACACCTGGTGAAGAAGGCGGAGACGCTGACCCGCTACGAGATCCTGGAAGCGTGGGGTTTTGAGCGCGACCTCCGCGGCACGCCGATTGGTCGTGGGCCGCTTAGCGAACTCCAGAAGATGGTCAACTCGGGTTCCCTGACCCAGAGTGACGTGACGGCACTCCGGGCTCCCCTGGAGCGGTTCGTTGAGAACGCTCTCAAGGGGAAGGACACCGGACTGATCCTGGACTCGGCGGTCTGGCGTGGCTCGGGAGAGCAACAGACCCCGATTGCAGTGCCCCAGTGGAGCATGGAGCTTCTCCAGGGAGCCCCTACCAGCCAGACGGACATGGCCAGGGCGATCGAACGACTCAACCAGGAGATGGCCCGCGTGCTGGGGGTGGAGCAGCTGCTCCTGGGCTCGGACAGCACAGGTTCGTTTGCTCTCAGCAAAGACAAGACACAGTCCTTTGGCCTGATCGTGGCGAGCACCCTCCAGGAGATCAGGGAAGCGTTTGAGCGTGACTACCTCAAGCCACTTTGGCTCCTCAACGGCTGGGACCCCAAGCTGATGCCTACGTTCTCGGTGGAGCAGATCCAATACCGCGACATCGAGCAGGTCACATCGGCTCTCCGAGACCTTGCCCAGGCCGGAGCCACCCTCATGCCCAACGACCCGGCGGTGAATGAGGTTCGGGCGATCCTCGGCCTCAGCAAGATGCCGGAGATGGATGACGACCTGATCGAGGCGGCGCAGCAGGCTGCCCTTGGTATCGCCCCTGAGCCCGCGCCCGGAGAGGAGGCGCCAGCTGAAGAGGGCGAAGAGAAGGAAGCTCCCCCGGCGCCAGCTGAAGAGGGCGAAGAGAAGGAAGCTCCCCCGGCTCCCGCCAAGAAGCGGGCCCCGCGCAAGCGCAAGGCCGCCAAGCAACAACCCAAGGAGGATTGACCCATGCCCCGAACTCGTGACGCACTAACCAACGCCCTTCGCTCGATCGACGCGATGGACAGCAAGGTCTCCGAAGGCAAGTTGTGGACGGCGACTCGGAGCAACACCGCGCTTGCCCAGAACGGGATCTCAAACGTTCTTCTAGTGGTGCCCGCGGCGACGAACCCAGTATTGCGGGTGCTGATGCGTTGCAGCGCCCGATTCACGCTGGAGCTGTGGGAGGCCACCGATGCCTCGAACAACGGCACAGCTCTGAACGTGAACAACCGCCGCCGCTCTCAGGCCGGGTCTGCAACAGTGCTGGCGTTTCACACGCCCACCGTTGGCGATGCAGGCACGCTGATCTACAGCACCATTGTGCCGCCAAACGTGGCCGACGAAACACTTGACCAGTGGGTCCTGACACCCTCAACAAGCTACTTGATCCATGCGACGAACAACCTGATCGGTGCATCGACTGTTGATCTGAACATGGTTGTTAACTGGTACGAGAGCTGACCCTTGGGAACCATCGCCACCGTCACAATTGGAACCGACACGTTCAGTGTCTACGCCAAGACGTCAAACGCCGTCACGGACGCCACAACCTTCTTCAACGGACTCCTCGGCGCGGAGGCAACTGCCTTCGCCGCGGCGACCACCGACAACAAGAAGCGTGGCTTGGTGATGGCGGCAGACTGGATCGACCGTGCGGTGGGACAGCAGTTTAGCGGCACCAAGACCGTCAGCACACAGGGCCGAGAGTTCCCGCGTGACGGTGCGACCTACTGGGGCACCGCTCTCACGGACGGCACCACTCCAGACAACTTGGCCAACGCCGAGTTCTGGCTTGCCGGCCGACTCCTCCTGGACTCGGCGGCTGCTGCCGGGACCGGCACCGGATCCAACGTCAAGGAAGTAAAGGCGGGCTCCGCCTCGGTGGCCTTCTTCTCGGCAACTCTCGGGTCCTCGTCGGACACGAGACTGCCCATCACGGCCATGGACTACCTGCGTGGCTACTTCGACAGCGCCGGAGTCACTGGTGCTGCCGGGGTAGACACCGGGACCTCTGGAGAGTCGGCTTTTGCTGACGATGACTTTGAACTTGATCAAGGATTCAGTTGATGTTCAGGTCGCCCTCCACTTCATCCTGTATGAGGTGGATGGGTCAGAACGGTTCCACGTCTACCTCAAGCGGGACGGGGAGCAAGAACTCATGGACGTCACCTCAGAGTATGAGGTGATGGCCGCATCCGACCAAGAGACAGGCCGCAGTGGTCTTGTCCTGATGAAGAAAACCAAGGAGTTGTAACATGGGCCAGAAAACCAATCAGGTGCTGACCGCACCGAATCTCAGGGATGCTGTCAGCTCCCTCATCACCGAACCGGCGACCAACGTCACGATCCTCGACAACTTTGTCGCCGCTCGGAAGGCGACAGTGACTCTGACGGGCCTCTCCGTCTCGGTGACTGAGGCTCTGGACTACGGCAGCGCCAAGATCTGTGACCTGCCGGATCGGAACCTCATGCTGTTCGGCGTCGAGGTGGACCTGGTTCTCACGAAGGGCGGGACCACCTTCGGCATCGTCGCGGCGACCGACCTGGACGTGGGCATCGGCACCGCGGCGGCCTCAGCCACGACTCTCGCCACGACGATGATCGACATCATCGAGAAGAACGACCTGGACACCAACGCCCTGGCGGTGGACTTTGAGGCCCACTCAAACAACCAGGCCACGGCGACGTTCCCCAAGCGCATCGCCGACGATGCGGCCACAGCTCTCTACCTCAACGTGGTTCCGGTCGCCGGCATCACGGCGACCGACACGGTGTCGGCGACCGGCACTGTCACCATCTACTACATGGACCTGGGGAACCTCTCCAGCTGATATGGGGATCCCCCTGTTTGGTGTCGACATCAGCGGCCTGATCCGAGACAACATCGGACCGGGGGTGCTCGACGCCACCTTGGTCAAGTTCACGCCGGCAACGAGGACCCCCGGGCAGCTGTCCGGGGGAACTCAGCCCACGTCAACTTCCTACCCCTGCAAGGGGTTCATCGACGCCCAGGTCAACCGGACTCGGGACGGAACCCTGGTCAACGATGGGACCAAGAAGATCATCCTGATCGGAGACACCATCAGCAGCGGTGCTGTGGCTCCCGCTCAGACTGATCAGATCACGATTGAGGGCTCGACCTACGTGGTCAAGTTCTTCGACCGTGACCCGGCCGCGGCGACATACACCTGTGTCTGCACTTCTCTCTGATGGGCGATGAGTTTGAAGACTCTGTGGACCGGATCGAGCAGCTCATGGCTGCTTCCGAGCCGCAGCTTGCCAGGGCCTTCCTTCGGATGGTCGCGGCGATCAAGTCAGCACTCATCCTTGAAGAGGTGGCTGACGCCATCGAGAGCGGCAACTGGGTAGACGCTCTGGACAACGCCCTCAAGGCTGTCCCTCTGATGTCGGAGGCCTCGGCGGATGCGTTCATTGAGGCGGCTCGGGACACCGCAAGGTTCCTGAACCGCGCCCTGGGCGAGGTCCGGATTGTGTTCGACCAGACCAACTTCCGAGCGGTCAACGCCATTCAGGCTAACACTCTCCGCCTCGTTCGGGGACTTACATCGGAGCAGAGGGAGATGCTGAGGCAGCTACTCCTCGACGGCATCTCTCGCGGCATCAACCCTCGCGAAGTGGCGAGGACGCTGCGAGAAAGCATCGGCCTGACTCCCTACCAGGAACGGGTTGTTGCTTCCTATCGACGCTCCCTGGAGCAGCTCGACGCGGCGGCCCTTCAGCGTGCGCTTCGCGATGGTCGGTTTGATGCGACGGTCCGAAGGGCAATCAACTCTCGCGTCCCTCTGACTCAGCCCCAGATCAATCAGATGGTTGGCCGATACCGCGCCCGGATGCTAGCCCAGCGTGCAGAGACGATTGCAAGGACGGAGGGCCTACGTTCCGCTCATGAGGGGTCGCGAGCGATGTATGACCAAGCCATTGCAAACGGGGACCTTGATCCAAAGATGCTGACCCAGGAATGGAATACAGCAGGTGACGAGAGAGTTCGCCACTCCCATTCTGCCATGCAGGGTCAGACTCAGCCCTATGGGGCACCATTCACCAGCGGAGACGGAAACCTGTTGATGTATCCCGGCGATGCGTCTGCTCCCGCCCACGAGGTCATCAACTGTAGGTGTATGGTAGGCATGCGCCTAGGAGCTGTGAAATGAGTAGCCGCAGCACGCAGATCATCGGAGGCTCGGACCGGGAGCACGCATACGTCGATTCAGCGACCAATGCGCTGCTGGTCAAGGTCGTCAACCCGAGCGGCGGTGGCGGGTCCTCGGTTCAATACAACGAAGACACCGCCCATGCATCCGGCGACACCGGCACGCTCGCCCTCGTCGTGCGCAACGATGCGGGAACCAACTTGGTCAGCACGGATGGCGACTATGCTCCGCTCCAGGTTGATTCGACAGGGGCTCTCCGAGTCACTGGCGGCGGTGGGGGCACGCAGTATCAAGAGGACGCGGCGCACGCGAGCGGCAACACCGGCACGCTCGCCCTCGTCGTGCGCAACGACACGCCAGGATCCCTGACCAGCACTGATGGGGACTATGCGGCGCTGCAAGTGGACAACACGGGGCGGCTCCGCGTGTCCGTGGATGCTTCCGTTGCCCTGACGGCCGCTGTGTCCAACTTCCCAGCAACGCAGGCCGTGAGCGATGGCGGCGGCTCCCTGACGGTTGACGGCAGCGTTGCGGTCAGCAACTTCCCTGCGACTCAGACCGTCGATGACGGTGGGCTCTCCCTGACGGTTGATGGAACCGTCGCGGTCAGCGGCACGGTCGCGGTGACGCAGAGCGGCACATGGACCATCGATGTCGGCAACTTCCCGGCGACTACCACTGTTGTCCAGGCGACCCACGACAACCTCAACGCCAACGCCAACATCCAGATCGGAAACGTAGACGTTGGCGTGGCCAACCCGGTTCCGGTCAGCGACAACGGCGGCTCGCTGACCGTGGACGGCACGGTGGCCATCAGCGGCACGGTGCCGGTCTCCGACGCTGGCGGCAGCTTGACCGTGGACGGCACGGTCGCTGCTACACAAAGCGGCGCTTGGTCGGTGACCGTTGTCGACGGCGGCGGCTCGATCACTGTTGACGGAACCGTAGCCATCAGCGGCACGGTCGCAGTGACGCAGAGCGGCACGTGGGCAGTCAATGCCGAGGTCTACACGGCGGGCAGCGCGGTCGCGTTCCTCAACCCTCTGGCGGTCAACGTCACCAACGCCAACCTCGGGTTGCCTGGAACCACTGCCGCCGCCTTGGGCAAGGCCGAGGACGCAGCACACACCACGGGTGACGTTGGCGTCATGATGCTTGCGGTCCGCAATGATGCTGTTGCGGCCTTGGCCGGAACGACGGGGGACTACATCCCCCTAGGCACGGACGCTGTGGGGGCGCTGCACGTGAACGTGCGCACGGGCGTGATCGCTACCGTGTCGACGGTCACCACCGTGTCGTCGGTCAGCGCGGTGATCGCAGGAACTGGTGCAACCAATCTTGGCAAGGCCGAGGACGCAGCCCATAGCACTGGTGCAACTGGCGTGATGGCTCTCGCGGTCCGCAACGATACGCCAGCAGCTCTCGCCGGGACCACGCTCGACTACATCCCGATCACGACGGACAGCCTCGGCAGAGTCTGGGCGAACGTCAACGAAATCACCCCAGGCACCGCCGCAGCCAACCTCGGCAAGGCCGAGGATGCGGCTCATACGAGTGGTGACGTTGGCGTCATGTCCCTCGCCGTGCGTCAGGACACACTTGCAGCCCTTTCTGGAACCACTGGCGACTACACCCCATTCTCTGTCGACTCGCTGGGTCGGCTCTACGTGCGCGAGGCTGGCGTGACCACCATTGCTCTTTCCGGCAGCACACGCGGCCGTCCGATCCAGATCACGGCCACGGCATCGACCGGGACCACGCTACATACGGCAACGACAACCTCTGGGCAGCTCGACCGAATCTTCATCTACCTGACCAACACGTCAACCGCAGCAGTGACCGTGACCATCGAGTTCGGGACCACGGGAGCGGGTAACGAGATGGACATCATCGTCCCGGCCAACGAGACGATCCTTGCTGTTGACGGAGCAGTCATTGGTGGTGCCGCTACCGACACCATCACTGCCTACGCTACGACTGGCAGTGTGATCAACGCCTTCGGTCGTGTGGAGAGGTTGACGTGAGCATCCTCGGACGCTTCAAGCCCCGGCAGTTGATCCACCACGCCTTCTACTGCGAGGGCGCAGGCAACGCGGCTGTGCCCCTTCAGTCCAACTCCAAGGACACAGGAGCAACTGCGGGGTTGATGAACTTTGGAACTCCGAGAGCCATGAAGGCTTGCCGGGTCTGGATCAACTCCGCAGTTCTTGCTGTGGTCACACCTGGGAACTGGGATCTGAGACTGAGGCTGAATCGCAGCGGCTCCGACTCCGCCACCTTCACGTTCAACCCGACCACCACGGATGACGTCTTCAGCGGAAACCTGTCGACAGAGGTCGTGATCCGCCCTACTGACCAGTACCACCTCCTGATCGACGGAACCGAGAGGAACATCATCCTCGTTCGTGTGATCGTCGAGTT